AAAAAGGGATCTCTTTTTATAATATATGATTATATTAATAATAGTGTAATGAATACAGCCACAACAAACAAAAAAAACCACACCCTAAATTAATAAAGTGTGATTCTTTCCGGTTGTGAGGATTCAACCTTGGGGAAATATTACAAACTGACGGCAATATCTACAGATACGTTAGTAAAGGATTTTACTTTCAAACTGTTAGCATCAACATATTGAACTTCCAATTGAGCAAGATTTCCAGAAGAATCCATGCTTGAAACATGTACTAACTTTTTACCAAGATTGTGAGTCAAAGTTGCCCATGTTCCAGCAGTCAAAGAAGTTGGTGAGAATTCTTTTCTCATACTTTCCAGACGCAATTTGATAGCACCATTTGAATAACTGATCATGTTATCTGCAGCAGCATCAGCAGAAATAGCAGCTTGAGCACGAGCATTAGTGAAATATAAATTACTTCCTTCTGTCACTAATCCAGTATTTGCAGACCATGAAATAACTCCGCCTGATTTACTAAGTCCAGATCCAGATACAGAAATTGCAGCTTGAGCGCGTCCATCTGTGTAATATAGATTACTTCCTTCTGTGACTAAACTTGTAGAACCGTTGAAGCTAAATTGTCCACCAGTATAAGCAAGACCAGCACCAGCAGAAAGAACACCACGGACTCCAGTTGTTGATACTGTTAGTTTTCCAGTAGCAGAAACATAAGATAACAAGTTTCCTGCAGCACCATCAGCAGAAACAGCACCGCGAGAGCGAGCATCAGTGAAATATAAATTAGTTCCTTCTGTAACTAGACTTGTGCTAGCACTCCAAGAAATGACTCCACCTGATTTAGAAAGACCTGTACCGGATACAGATATTGCAGCTTGTGCTCTAGCATTAGTGAAATATTGGTTTGTGCCTTCACTGACATTATCAGTCGATCCAGTGAAAGAATAAGAACCAGCATTATAAGTTAGACCTGTACCAGCAGAAAAGAATCCTCTAATTTCAGCTTGATCAGCAGTAATTGCACCAGTTGCTGGAGCATAATTAATACCAGCAGAACCAGAAAGGAAACCACGAATTTCTGAAGCTTCAACATCTCCACCCTGAATCTCGATGAAGTCGGCTATTGTTGCAGCAGATCCACCATTATGAATAAATGAAACTGGACGAGTCGCTGAAGTATTGGTGAGAATGACTATATCACCCTCTTGTTTTTCTGTACCTGCTGAGTAATTAGCACTAATCCAAGCAGCCATGCTCGTTTGCACATTGTCGACTTTTACATCTGTAATTTGCAAGGGCTTAATTTTAAGATGCTTTTCATCTCCAACAGTTATCATTTCTGCAAAATTTGCAGAATCTGTATGGATACCTACTATCGAATTGGCCTTAAGAAAGCCTCGAGTAATAGCATGTTTGTCATTGTTAATGGTTCCGTCTATTTGAATTATGCCATCAAAAACGACTTCAGGATTAAAAAATTTCATTTGAGTTTCTCCAAAATATTATTAAATTGATCAGTTATCCGATCAACAAATACTATCTTAAATAAGCTGTGCCAGTTTGTGAATTTTGGAAAGTGATAGTTAACTTTAAATCTGAATTGTGGAGTACTTCACCCCAACTTTGAATCCCATCAGACATGATCACATACACTAAAGGTTTATAGCCTAAATTATGATCAATGATAATTGTTGCTGTGTTAGTAAATGCATAAGATTCAGGCTTGCTAACAAAGAAGGAAAGACTCGCCATGTTATTCTTCCTCTAATATCAAAGAGACTTCTGCAGAAGTTGCAGCAGATGAAACATAAATATAGGAATTTCTATTATTACCACGGCCCATGTTTATAGATAAATAATTACTCTTTGGAATAAATGCTTTATGAGTTGGAGGCGATTCCCCATCTGCAGCTCCATTAGTAGCTAAATATAATTGATGATCCTGTGATCCAATTGTGACTCTTCTTGCTGAATTTGGAATTTTGATTTGAGTCATGTTTGCTGTAACTGTAAAATTATAGAAATATGGAAATATAATATTCCCTGTTATATTTTCCATTTCATCCCCAAATTATTGATTTCGCCATTTCGATAAAATTGCTTTTCTGTTTGCTCTATAATAATCAAGATCCTGAATTCCATTAGAGATCATATCTCCAGATTTTACTGGAGCTTGTTTAACTCCTGCATTAGTTCGAGGAGGCAACAGTACTGGAGGATCAATTTCTTTTTCCGGTGCTGCTCTTCCTTCCGGATTTTCTTCAATAGACTTTTCTTCAATCGTTTTAACTTGAAAATGAGGGCGTAATATTGAAGGAGCAGTATCAGGGTTTTCTTTTATACCATTTAACCAATCAGACAATTCCACTCTTTCAGATTCTTCTATCTTCATCATGGTCTTTTGATAACTCCACTCAACAGCTTCAATAAGATCTGGATCTGTAATTCCTTGACTTGCCATTGAAGCATGCCTTTGATAACGTGAATCCGATTCAGAAAGCCTTTTTTTGTAATCGGCTATTTCTTCCACCATCGAATCAAGGTTGCCTAGTTTGCCATGCAACTCATCCAATTGACTCTGTAATTCTTTTGCTTTATCATCTGAGGAGACTCGATCAGTTGATAACTTCCGAATCCTTTCCTCCATGGCTGATTGCATGGCCTCTTGTGGTACGTACATAACTCCGTCTATTTCTCTTTTATCCATTTGAACACCTCTTTATATTTCTAAATTTTAACTCTGCTAATTTTATATCGTCCCATTGCATACCAAGGGCTAAGTCTATATATTTCCCCAGCTTTGAAATTGGTATACATCGATCCCAGAAATGATTATCATCTAACCATTTTGAATCAGTATCATAATAACAACACGATTTGTGAATTTGTCTAATGCTTCCTTCAAGGCATGTTCCATCATCTAAAGCTATCCATTCAACAATTGAATTATCATCTAAAGCTGTCCAACAGGATTCACAGTGATTCATTGAAATTCTGCTCTTTCTCTTCTTATCTGAAGGAGCATGGTTTTCGCTTCTATCGCGTCCAGATCATCATGCATCAACATGATCCCCTGTACTGGAGACATTAAACCAGCATCCATTTTCATAATAATATCTTCTCTTTGAGCTTTGATTTCATCTGGAGTCAATGGTAATGAATGATAACTAACTCTATATCCTGATTCAGGTAAAGATGATCCTAAGTATCTATTGGAGAGCATCGCTGATTTAGATAATAATTCTTCATCGCCCATGCGGAATATCGGAGCGAATTTCTTCTGTGCTTCCCTTTGGCCAGTTCTTGATACTGCCAAAGCATAGCCAGATCTAGGATCTCCACTCTGCCTAGATATATCAGCAGGACTCAAACCAGCAGCAAGAGCGACTCGTGTTTCATATTTTGTTATCGATTCTAACAAAGTAGAAGGATCAACAGGGACGGAAAAAGTACCGACTAAAGGCTGACCTTGTGAATCTGGATCCTGTGAAAATACTAATATAGATGAGGGATCTGTAGCAATTGCTGATCTTCTTGATACCTGATCTTGATCCATCTGATTCAAACCTGCAACACCGAGTCCGGCTACATATTTTTGTGCCCAGCATGAATCGCGTACTAGATGAACCCACATTGTATAGAGAGTCGCACTAGTCAATGATCCATAAACCATTTGAGAACCACTATAAGGATCCCACAATTGGCCTGTCTTTTCTGCATGATATAATACAATAGGTAAATATGGAATATTGTTTGAATCCCGATAGGGATATGATTCACCAATTAAAGGGCCTCCAATAAATTTATCACTAACATCTGCACCAATATCCCCATTATTATCTAATTTGTGCATGCTAAATCTTGGCACTAATGGATCTCTAATATCTATTACATCAGCGATCCATGTTACCTCACCATCTAACATTCTCAATCTGGACTCTTGATAATACATTGGGGTATCAGGAGAATCCGCATGAGCATCCAAAATAACAAAATCAGAAGTCACTAATCGATATTGTAATTTCCCTTCTTGTGCGAGTCGTTCATCTTCTGGAACTACATCGATTCTAATAATTGCTTCCCTCATTCCTAATATCATCTGCTGTGCTCTTTGCATCAAAGGCCAAAGTCCAGCTTTAGTTATAAGTCCATTCCTACCTGTTAATTCTGTTGTATCAGAATCGGCATGTGTTATTGCTGGATTCTCGTGATACAGAACGCTTAATTGTCTGATAATCTGCTCGAAAGGATTCGATGATAAATCAGCAGGCCCCCATGCTTCCCTTCTATCTGCAGGCAAGTGTCTAATTAATTCATTCTCTAGATCATCTAACCATGCGCCCAATATAAGCCTTTTCCTTAATGAACTATGATCCCATCTAATCTGATCGGATTCTGTTTGTGCTGTGGGTTTCACTGGTGAGTTATTCATTTTAATACATCCTTATTTTATGTGAAGGAGAAATAGGTTTATAATCTATAATCGGAGTAACACAATAACGCATGGCATCAATTGCGTGACCCCACTCATCTCTTGATCTAGCACTTTGATTCCGTTTCATTGTCCATCGCTGAATTGATAATATTAATCTTTCACATCTTGGAGACACAAAGAATTTTTTTCGCGCCATGACTGAATGTATCATAGCCGATCCATAGTATACACTATATCGCGGTTTTCTAATTGTTCGAATTCTCCATGGCAAATTATTAATCGGGTATCTTGAAACCTGTTCAAATGCTCGCATTAATAAAGAATTGCTCATCTTTCCAGTATTACCACGACTCCCCATGTGCACATTATCACCCGTCCATTTAGTCTGTCCAGGTTCTAAATTGTTCCTTTTAAACATTTCAAGAATTGCACGGGCATGCGCTTCTGGAGGAGCTTGACCGCTAACGTATTCATCTATAATATAAATTGTTGGACTTAATGGATCTGACATTTCAATAGCTGCCAATATTGCTACTTGTGAATTCGGAGTTGAGCCATGATCGATTCCAATTGCAAATTGATAATTCCCTTTTGGTGCCGGTGCACTTGTGATCATGTCATCAGTGAAACAATCAAATATTCGACCTTCTGGAATTCCAACATTCCAGTCACCATTAATTCGAGCGTCCCTATCGATTGGCAAATATGTATTCGTTATATCATCAATTTGTTGTTGAGTAATTAAGGGGGTGCAAAATTGCGGGGTAGTTGCTTCAACTGTTAGCGGGGCTTTGTGACATGTTATTTGATTATCTTCTACTAGCTTTTGAAGATATGATACATCCTGTCCAACAGGAGTCATGGTGATCCCAATTGTTCCAGTCTTCCCACCTGATCCACCACGCAAGACTCGAGCAGCTAATTCCCCCCAAACGAATTGATTAACCGGTTCATCAATTGCAATATATGAAACAGTAGCTGAAGCTAATCCGAGTCCTTGATTGGCCGTTTTAATCTGTATTATAGATCCGTTATTAAATCTAACAACAGGGTGTATTCCTCTGAAACCCCTACCATGGACAAATTCACAATTAGGGTGAAGGGTATCTTTTGGGATCATTGAATATAGTTTTTCTTGAATTGTTACACTCTGCATGTGACTGTGAGTAATTAAAAAAGCTGTTATTGGTGGGGGATCTGTAGATAAATATGGGTGAGTACCTAAACATCTATGAAGTATTTCAGCACATGCGGCCATGGTCTTTCCAACCTGATTTCCCCCTAATAATAATTTGATCCTATTAGGATCTCGCATCCATGACTCCTGTGGGGGAGTCGGGCTAAAATAAAGCAAAGGATTAAGATCTGATCGATCTCTTAATCTTCTAACGTGTTGAGCCATGTGTTTAATCGTCATATTGCTATATAGTTTGTAATGTGATATTGATCATCTTGCTTATTATAGGAATTAACCATGTATATTATATTAGCCTTTCTTCTTGCTTGTAATGGCTGTAACAAAGAGTCCGATACTGCCAACAAAGAAGATTCAGCTTCAGAATAGCTTGTATTGTCTTCGATCATCTTTCCATTTGTTAATACTCCAATCGATCCGGCCTTGGATAATAGGCCAATATTCAGGAGTCAATTCACATCCAATTACATTGAATGACTCTTGAATAGCTGAAACTGCAGTAGTCCCTGATCCTAAAAATGGATCTAATACTATTCCCCTTGGAGGAGTCACTAACCGACATAACCAGCGCATGATCCCTGTGGGCTTAACTGTGGGGTGTGTGTTCTTTATATCTTGACTAGTACGTCCAGAACCAGAAGCAGCATTTTCTAGTCCTTTACTGTCTGGCTTTCTGTTCAATGCTTCACTTGCTGTCATTCCAATTAAATTATCCAGTCCAGACTCTTTCTCTTGCCTTCCAGGTTTAGCGCACTGATATATATTAGCAGGCCAACGGCCTAATGGATTCGGTACTATTTCATGGACTCGATCGGGATCATTGAAACCCCCATTATCCATCTGTTCATGGGCCATGCGGAATTTAGGGCCTGTGCTTCTAGTTATTTTGATTTCATTTTTTGGACCTACCCAGCATGGATCATCAGCTTTAAATCTGCAAGCATCTATATTAAGAGCACCAGTTCCAAACTTCATCATATTTTTTGCTACTGTTAAACCTTTCTCTAATGGTTTTCTAGCCAATATTGCAGGCTCTTGACTCGGTTTTAAAGCTGTACCCCAACCATGCCACTTTATCGCTTCAGGTGTTTTAGGTTCAAATTTAGCTAATCCATCTCTAGAGCTTTGAGGTGTATCTAAATTTTCTTGACCTACTGCATGCTTAACTCCATGGCCCCTTGGCTTCATATCTCCAAATTGTTTATCTAACATGATTGATACATTATGACTCTTTGGAAATCCTGAGAAATATAACCAATTAATCATGTCTCTAATTTCAAACCCTGAATCCTCAATAGCGCATGTAATTCTGTGTATAGTGCGAGTACCTCCAAAAGCTATTAAATGGCCTCCAGGTTTTAATACCCTAAAGCACTCTTTCCAAACATCGGTTCTAAAAGCGATGTCTCCACCGTCCCATGTTTTCCCCATGAATCCCTTTGAAGCTCTTTGAAATAAACCATCTGATCCCTCTTTTGCTTCTGCTGCATTTTCTGATCCAAATCTTTTAACTATACTTTGCAGATGATAAGGGGGATCACAGACTACCGAATCTATTGAATTATCATCTAATGTTTTTAATGTGACTAAACAGTCCCCTTTTAATAATTGAAATTGGGGTATTTTGTGACCTGCAAATTCTTGCTCTTCCATGTTGTTCCTTGCTTTGTGTTGTTATTTATTGTTGTTAATTTTAAATTCAATTCCCATGGCCATGGCCCCTTCTTCCAAGAGAGTCGAGATCGGGCGATCCTGTAATTCTGCCAGTATTATGCACACCTTCAAATAATACCACGTCTTGGGGATGCTGTTTCGAGTCCTCCACTTCACAATTAGACTCGGGTGTGCTCCTACTTGACCAGCTAACCAGCTTATAGTTTTCCCTGATTTCGTTATTTCTGATCGAGTCCATTCTCCGAAATTCACAATTTCCATTCTCCAAGTCTAGACAATCACAGGGATCGCATTCACACAATTCACACACTTTAGACTATCCTCTTTATTTTCGTCTATCGAATACTGTTAAGCATTTTTCAAATTCAGGTGAAACAGTATCAGAACAAGCATTAAGGATATGAAGTGAATTTGATATATTGGCCATTGATTCACATTCCTTTTGGCTGGCTCCGTCACCTTCTCTTGTTTGTAGCCTGCAGAACATTTCACGACATAACAGATCACCATGTATATTTAGATGTTCCATTGAGCATGCAACTGATAACAGATCTGGAGCTGTGAGACTCTTTTTAATATCAATATTACCCTCTGCAACAGAAGCATTTAATTTAACGATATTATTAAGGGCCTCAGTTTGAGAAGATTCTAAATTTGCTAATCTTTCAGATCTAGATGAAAGACCAATTACTATAGTAGTTGTAATTAATCCCCCGCTCAAACTACCGATTATTAAAGCCTGAATAATTGACATTTTCGATCCTTGTTAAAATGGTACGTTATCATAGTCATATGATGAAGGGGTAGCTTTTGCTCTTGGAGCTGGTTTGGGTGATTCTGTATTTTGATCTTTGCTGCCCAAGAATTGAATATTATCACATATGATCTTAGCTTTCTTTCTTTGCTTTCCAGTCTCTTTATCTTCCCATGAATCATAAGTTAAACGGCCCTCAATATAAACCTGCCTTCCCTTGCTTAAATACTTGTGAGCAATTTCTGCAGTCTTACCAAAGCATGTAATTGCATGCCAATCGACTCCGTCATCTTTACTTCGTTTCTTTGTTGCAAGTGATAGATCTAACACCTTTAACCCTGTCTTAGTTTCACGGGGTTGCTCTGGATCTTTCCCAATATGACCTATTAATATAATTTTGTTAACCATGTTATTTTCCTCTTTATTGTTTGTTTTTGCCTATTTCAATTACATTACTCAGATCGGCAAAATTTGACTCTAAGCGTTGTCTTAATATTGGAGGCAATGAAACAATTGCATTAGTGATCTCACTTAATAATTGTTCATCTGTTAATCCGTCCATCTCATCTCCAGATCCGTCTTCCATTCCTATTTGTCTTATCTGCATGACCACTGTTAGGAATTGCCTTTGGAGTGCAGCGTATGCCTGCCAACTTTGACTCGATTCTGCTTTGGCCATGGTCTTCTTTAATTCTTTGGCCTGCTGTTTTAATATTTCTAAAGGATCTTTGGGTAGTTCTTCACTCGCTGCTTCTTTGGTTGCTGCTGCTGATCCATCTCTTCTATATCCATGGCGACGTTCAAGAATCCATGCGGATGCTTTCCAATCTCCTTTCTTTGCTGCCAGATGAACATTTTGTAAATTATGTACAGCACCTTCACCAAGAGCTTTATTTATCTTGTCATGTAATTCCTGGAAAATGCCACTCTTTGCAAGCTCTCCGCGCTTCATCCATTCATATAAAGTATTTCTAGAAATTCCCCCATACTTAGAAGCAATATCAAAAGTTGCCCCTGTTGCTAATGCTTCAGCGATCCTATCAATTATTTCTGTGCAGATTCTGCTCTTCCTTCCACGGCCCATTTTTCTCTTCCTTAGTTTTTACTGAAAAAATTTAGTAGTATCAAA